ATTGCTAAATAAATTTGTTTCTCTAGAATGCAATCTAGACACAGACGCATATGGATTATATGATGTTCTAGGATATAGTTCCTTATCCGGTAATGTAGCTATTACATCATCTACTGATATACAAAATCAGAATACTCTAGAATTGGAAAAATGTGATCAACCTCCAACCGATAGTAATAATACTAACACAAATGCTAGTTATTCTGCGTTAGGATATATTTTATCTTGGCTAAATCCACTATCCTATTATAATAGCAATACTAATAATTCTAGCAATTCTAGCAATACTGGCAATTCTAGCAATACCACTAGTTCAATTTCTACTAATCAGGATAATAAAACTATTCCTATCTCAAATATTAATAAAAATATAGATGATGATATTAATAAGAATATTAATAAGAATATAGATGATGATATTGATAACGACATAGATAAACAAAATACTAGTTATTTTCTAGATACATCTTCTAAAACCTATGATTTAATCAAGATACAAGATAAAAAAGTCAAAATATTAAAAGCACATCAAATAGAAATACCAGCATTTATAACCGACATCACCATTGATAATGTAGATAATATAATTATATCTGGTCGAATTGATAATCAACCAATTAATATGAAATATAATAAATATATGATTGGTATGCATCTGGTCTAGCTAGTACATCTAGCATTTAGAAATTAGAAATTAGGAATTTAGGAATTTAGAAATTAGAGATTAGAAATAAGCCCCACCTTCTTGCATTTTGTATCTAGCCGGTATTTCATTACCACTAGGTCGAATCCAAGCATCATTGACATATTTTTTTAATATTCCACTAGAAGTATTCCACCGGCCACCATACACACCAAACATCATTTGTAAACCACCACCTAAATGAAATGCTATCCGGCGTTTAGTATTTTTAATATAGCCACACAAAGGCAGACTATAACATCCGGCACCTATTAATGCAATATCAAAATTCCCTATAGTATCAATTTCTTTTTCAAAACGTTTTAATTTATCCAAAAAACACTTGGATTCCTCTAGGTTAGAATTAGATTGTTGCTCTTTAGAAAGTAGCGACCAAGGATGCTCGAACCGTATGAACTTAAAGGCAATATTATCCGGCCAAAAACCAGACCATCGACCACGCCAAACTTGCGGTCTCTTGCTGGGTGCAAGTTGCTTTTGTATGGAATCTACGAAGGGTGAGATAACTAGGATACATCGCCCAGCAAATAATGTTTGCCACCAATGTTCTCTAGTGGAATAGAATGATTCTAATGCAGTAAATTCAATTATCCCACCTTTAGGCGACATATAACTAGAATATAGCGCGTGCTCGAAGTCAATGAATCTATCATTCCAACTGGCAAATACATCTATACTACGCAATGATTCTAGATACACTTTTATAAAAGTTTCAATAGTGGCCTTATCAGTTGGATATAAGCCAGCACCATATTCAATTTCTTTGAGAACATTTGGTGGAAATTCTTGAATACGACCTTGTGAAATAAGATGATAGCAATATATGAGTAGTAATTCATTAGTTCCAATTTTACCTATCACAATTGGTTTATTGTTATCTAGGGCTTGTTTAATCTGTTGATAAAGAAAGGCGTGGGCGGATGTGGATTTTAATCTAGCGGTTAGGTATTGCGTTATTATTGGAATAGAATTTTGATTAGAATTTGGATTTGGATTTGGATTTGGATTTGGATTAGAATTTGGATTAGATTGCATCTTTGGAGCGTATGGTATAGTCTTATTCTATATTTTTTGAACTAGCTAGATAAGCTTTATATATAATCTAGAAGATATGACATATTAGCTGATGCTAGCCAATGCTAGCCAATGCTAGCCAATGCTAGCCAATGCTAGATAAATAGTTGCCGGATGGCATAAAGTTATCGAATTTGGCAAAATACAAAACCAAAAGAAATCAAACAAGAGAATAATAAAATCTAGTATTAGTAATAGAAATTATTATGGTTTTGATTCTGGTATTTGTATTTTTAATATATTTGCTAAAGCATGCATAGGCTTAGTTAATTCGTCTCTATGTATATAAAGTATTGCTTTTAATGCAATAATTGAGCTTTCAGCATCTATATTTTGAGGCCATTCGTCTGCGAGTTTAATGCGCTTACTACATTCCTTCAGTTTTTCATTAACTTCGAACAATAAACTAAATAATAAATCAAATGCACATGGTATCTCATGCAAAAATATAAATAATATAATTGCAATAATTTGTTTCTTATATTCAACATTTAATTCTTCATAATTTTTAGAACCAAGATTTTTTATTTCATTAAAATTCAGATTAATATAATTAAAATATGGATATAAAGTTGATATAACTGATGACATATTTTCAATCCAAATGTTATATGGTCGAACTGGTGTTTTTATGTTATAAAAATGACTCATATGTGAACAGGTACTATGAGCAATGTCATGTATTAGTTCATTATTAGCATTACCCATATTTAGATGAATATTACGTTTCCTATTTATTAATCGAAAATTAATAATTGGTGCAGCCATCATACAAAGAACATACTTATATGATATTTGTCCATAAGTTGGAAATATAAAAAAAGGTCCTGGCATAAAATATCTATTGTGATCCATTGATTTAGACTTTAACCATTTAATATAATCCATAATAATTTTATATAAATCTCTATACATATAACCACTCTCTATACATTTATTACATTGACTTAATAATGCATTAAGTTCATCAAATACTTTAATCACCAAATTGTTTTCTTTTTGTAATCCTAATGTTTTTTTAGCAGAATTCAAATCTTGTTCTAACAGTTTTATTGCTGTATTTGATTTATTAAATATTGATTTATTTCTTGAATATTGCAAATCGTAGCTATCAATCAATGCTCTATGTTGTTCCAACAATTTCATTCTGGTTTGCGTAGCTGTTTTTAGTTTTTGAAAAAAATCTTTTGGGTCTTTAGCATTATTATTCATATTTCTATTTCCAGTTTTCAACATAATTAAAATATCCCGGCATATTTGAGCCATAACAGTCTCATATATAGAATTGCCACTACCATCTAGACCTATATTAGTATTAAAATCAATCTCTTCTGCCTTCATTTCCTTATGGGTCTTAAATTCCGGATTTTTACTTTTATACCAATCTAAATAAAATGATGGTTTAAATGTCGCATGATCTGCTAGTTTAATAAAGGGGTCAGGCATAGCACCATCTAATTTAAAATATTCAATATTATCCCCTGCAAATATCTTTTCTATTAGTGCAAGTACTGCTGGATATTCTTTAAGTATTGGTGATGTTTTAATTGCTTCTAGCATAGTTAAATTTGCTTCCTTTTCATACTTTTTCTTTTCAAGCTTTTCACGTGATATACGCGCATTACGCATTTCCGGTGTTTCTTGATTTGTAAGTGCAGGTGTTTCAACTGAACCGCCTTTCTGTGTTTTCAAAGCCTTTCTGTTTCGGCTTGCATTAAGCATCCTACGTTTAGGAATCTTGCTTTTTCTACTAGCTTGGATTTTACGAGAGGTTTTCATAATTACGGAATTATTCTTATTTATTATTTCTTATTTCTTATTTCTTATTCTTAGTTCTTATTTATAATAAATATATTTTTCTACTTTTTCATTCAATTCTTCTAGAGTACTTGAATTATCTATAACCATATCAATCTTATCTAGAGGTATTAATTCCGGTTCCAACTGCGTTATATGTCCTTCAACACTATTCAACAAAGAACCGCTTCTAGTTATCTTTATAAATCGCGCATTTGGAAACGCAGCTCGAATGGCATCTATCTCGTGCAACCCGCGCACATCAGTAATAATTACCTTTTGGCAAGGGATGGAATTGCATCCCGACCCTGACGCCAAAACTTTGTTTTTGGCTTGACATTTCAACCTATTAATCTTGTTAATAAGAGATTGAACCCAGAAACATCTGCTAGGCACTGTACCTTCCAACCCAGGAAGATACTTATAAATATCGAATTGCATTATATCAGTTCCAAATCGTTCAAAGAAATCTCGCGGCCGGATACCCCATCTATCATCTAGCATATCTTTCTCAGCACTATATAACTGCTCTTCTGTAAAATTAAACATAATCCGGGCAATATCTTTAATAGGTTCTGCAAGTGCAAATCGTTGAAATTCGGTATCGTGTGCTTGAATTATATCAGCTACGGTATCCTTACCTACCCGCTTCTGGCCAATTAAACAAATTACTTGCATCTTACACTTAATATAGTTGGAATAATTTATCTAGAATGATTTATCTAGAATGATTTATCTAGAATGATTTATCTAGAATGACAATGGATTTTAATCTTGCGTTTTAATCTTTATATTGCGACCATACATTATCTATAAATTTTTTATAAGTGAGATAAGTTAGATATATGAATCCGATTATCAATAAGAATATACATACTGGATATATCTTTGTAAGATATCCTTTTTGCTCTCGATAATTAGATAATAAATCTACATTGAGCCCCGCAACATTATCTACTTTTTCCAATTTAGAAATCTTATCAAGTTGATAACTATAATCAGCATTGATTGCATTATATTTATCTTTTTGTCTTTCTAGTATTTTCTTATTCTGCGCTATCTGATTATTAGTATCTTGTAATCTAGCCTGCAAAGTCCCAATAAACTTATTATAATCAACAAGTGTATTATCATTGGCGCCTAGGGCACCTATTTGCTGTTGTAAGGGTAGCAATGCATTATTAGTTATGTATTGCAAAGTGATATTTTTCTGGTTGTTTATTGCACTAAGAACCTGATTTATAGTGTCAGATGATACATTAAGACCTTGTATAGCAGGAAGATTATTTATAAGATTTTGCTGTGTGTCGGGATTTATCATACTATTATTTCTAATGGATTCTGTGCGGGTTTTATAATCACTAGATGAAAGTTGATATAATCGTTGTTGATTTTGTAAGTAATTCTGTATATAATTAGTTATATCGGCATAATTATTACTAACAAGGGATTGTAATTTTTTTATGGTATCAATGCTAGCCTGTAATGCGACATTCATCATCGCATTATTTTTATAACCAGCGAGGATGCTTTCTTTAAGGACTGTGTATTGTGATACATTCATAGCTAGCTCGCTATCAGGCGTATTACCTAACACTGACGTTTTAGTTAATAAGGTATTATCATTACTTGCCTTAGCAGATATAGACCAAATCATTGACTCATTTTGGCCTTGTTGAATACTAAGTGTATTCAAGGTAGAATCATATACTAGGTGAAACCCGGGAAATTGCGATGATTCAATCATTACCTGGCTAACATTAGCACTGCTTGCAGTTGAACTCGTTATTTTAACTATATTCCAGGTTGATAATGGACCAATGCTTTTACCTGTCATGCTCGCATTATAAGTATTATCTGCAGCTAGAAAAGTGCCATAAGGTGATAAGATGGCAAATGCCGTTTCATTAATAGGTGTCAATGTAAAATATAATTCTTTCTGGTTTACTTGTGGGTCATCCGTGTTAGGCACTTGATAAAGACTGCCATCTGGTTTGCACGCTAGTGTTTGGTTATTTGGCGTCATTAACATAATTGTATTAGTATTATTACCTCCGTCGGCATTAGTATTTGTAATAGAACTGGATAATTGCTTAGCGCGGGTATTATATATACTATAATCCATTCCCATACCATATTTAGAATCGGTACCAATACCGCTAGAGACAAGACCGGCAGTTGTATCTTTAAAACTACTAACACATTGATTAAATTGGTCTGCTGATAAGAGACCTGTTTGCTGCATTTTATTACACCAATTCAGCGTTTTAGTTTTAACATCTTGATAATCTAAAAAGCCTTCTTTTTTAGTGATGGAATTATTATTATCTAATAAATTATTTTTTATTATAATGGATGATATATATGTTATACACGCTAGAATTAATACAAACAAAAAAATAATTGCATAATCATCCATTTTATATTCTATGTATTTATTTTATCTATGCTACCTAGCAATTCTATTAAATAGACATAAAATAATCATACAAAAATCACAACATATTCATAAACAATCAAAACCTAATACTTGTAAAAAAATATTATTCTATTGAAAGCTGTTTAATTGTTATCAACAATCATCTGAATAATGGTACGAATTTGCGAAGTAGTATAATTCGATTGATTTCTATATTTCATACCTTTGCGATTACACCATCTAACAAGAGTACGCAATATATTAATCTTAGTATAACGTAATTTTTCGGTATCAGGATTATTTTCCCAATTGTTTATGATATATGAATACTGTGTTTGAATTTGCCTAATCTTTTGCTGTTCTTTGTTATCCGGGATGCGTTTTCTAATATTACCAATTAAGGTATTCTTATATCCATAAGGAACACGTCCAAAAACATGTCCTTCTTTTCGCAACCGCGCCATAGTAGTTCGTACTTTTTCACTAGCAATATTACTAAATTTCTCAGCAGACTGTAATTCTTGTTGAATCATTGCACGTCCTGCTGCGGATATCCCACTGTGAAATACGAGTTCGTGTGTAATAAAGTGAATACGAATACCTCTAGCGGCCATTTCATCTAGAAATTGCATTCCCCTTACAAGATGACGTGAAAGCCTATCTACTGAATAAATGATAATATGACTACCATCTGGAATATAATCTTTCCAAAACCCGAGTTCGTGTTTTAAATTACCCATATTCCTTGCCGATACATTATTATCACTTTGATAACCAAATGGAAGCAATTCTAGCCGGTGTACTGTTGAATATTCAAGACATGCTTTACATTGGGTTTCAATACTAATATCATTAGTGCGACTGCTGCGAGCGTAGATAAACGCCTTTTCATTTGCAATTGGTTGTCCTGATGCTTCTAGTTGATTATTATGGATAAAAACGATTTTACCGGCTTCTAGTGCGTCTAATGAAATATCCTTTGCTGGTAATTTGGCTATAACATCATTAATCATAGTAGCATTATACATTTCATTAGGGAATTCGACATTATCAAAGTGTGCTTGTTCTTTATCAATAGGTGTAATCCCTATGATAACATTACTTTCATTTGATTCTTGTCCAAATTCAGCATGTTTTGTTTTACGTGAATTTGCACTTTGCATATTATTATCTAGTACATTATTAAATAAATCAGCCAATTGATTATCGATTTTATGGTCTTGTAATTTAACTGCTGATGGTTCAGGTTCGGATACTTTTTTATTAAGTTTCTTAGCTTGTTTCTTACCCTTAGGTTCTGGAATATTGAAAGCATCTATGAAATCATTATCTGATTCTGCATCGTCGGCGGTACTTGCGGCACTAGCGGCACTTGCTATATGTTTAATAGGTTTCGAATTATTATTTTCTTCTTCTAGTTCATTAATCTGCACGAAATCTTGAATATTACCATTATGTGATGGTGCAAATCCGCGATTATTAAATGCTGGGGGTGGTGGCAACATCATCATAGGTGGTTGCATTCCTGGCATCATACCCATACCATATTGTGGATAAGGATAAGGATGTGGATAATTCGGCATCCATCCCATCCCGTATTGCTGAGGTTGAGGTTGAGGTGGATAGGGAGGCATCCATCCCATTCCGTATTGCTGAGGTGGAGGTGGATAAGGATGTTGATAAGGTGGCATCCATCCCATCATCTGAGGATTAGGATTATTACCTTGTTGCATTTCATAATTGCCATTTGCATAATTACAATTTTCATAATTACAATTTTCATAATTACCATTTTGATTGTTTGCGTTTGCCATTGTAGCCTGATTTAAAAATCTTTTGAATATGAATTTGATATATTCTGTAAAATATAAATAATAAATCAATTTTTTTATTATATTCATCGGCATAAAAAAATGGAAAAAATATTTACACAATCTAGAAAGATAATCTAGAAAGACAATCTAGAAAGACAATCTAATCTAGAAAGATAATCTAGAAAGATAAATAACTATATAATTAAATGTTAGAATGATAACTGATTTAATTACATCTGGTGCTATGTATTCTTTGAAATCTGTATTTCAAAAGAAGAAAGAACGTAATATAATTATAGACCCTTTTAGTTGTTTAGTTAAGCTTTCGCTTATACGTTATCTAGAGGAAGGAACTAAAATTTCAATTTATCAAAATAGGTTAAATTTCAATGCGCCTAGTTATATCCAAGGTATAGTTCGATTTGTATATGGTGATAATAGAGAAGACCTCCATAATATTCTACTACCAATTCAAAAATGCGTTGAATGGTATTGGAATGAACGGAATGCTGATATGACTTATATGTTTAATAATGCAGTTCTAGGACTCAAATTCTTGAAAAATTCTTATTCTACTTATGCCACTATACAGCACACTCTAGACTATTATATCATAATCCTTATGCAAAAGAATTCTGCAGTTATGAGTAAGATGGGTATTAGTACTATAGATATAGAAAAATTAACAACTGCCCTACAAGAATCTAATACTAATGATATAAATATACCAAGTACCGCTTCTGCTTCATCATCAAGTGAAAAAGGTAAAAACAAAGATAGCAAGGATTCTAGAGAATCTAGAGAATCAAAGGACTCTAGAGAATCCAAGGACAAAAATAATAAAATTATAGATAAATCAATAACAGTTTCTGAA